TTTTCTCCTTTAATTATTTTGTGGATTTACAGGAACATTAACAAGATTTTCCCAACTATAACCATTATTCGTCTTTGTTAGCACCTGTCCAACAATACCACCAGAAAATACGCTATTAAGAGTATTATAAATCATGAAAATCTGATCTTTTAGACGAATGAGTTCATCAACCTGACTATAAACAGCTTCAATTTCTCTCTTGGCTTTCAGAGCATTATGGTATGCAATATTTGAATAATCATATGCATACATCAGTTTCATTGCTTCTGGTGTCCAAGCATAACCTTCGTAATCATTGGCAAAGTGACCGTCATAGATTACCGCTGCCTCAAAATCAACAGCACTATCTTCACCATCAATAATACAGTTGATTTCAGTAAAGGTTGCTGCATTACCACCATCAAAAGCAACGATATTGATGAAGTTGCGAATTGCAGGAAGGAAATACTTGTACCACTGACACAACCATGATTTCACATCATCAGCTTTTGTATCAGCTCTGTGAGCTAGAGCATCGGTTTCTTCCAATGAAGCTCGAAGTGAAGCAATAGCTTGTGTCAGAATTGTGTAATGATTAGATTCTCTGGCATCAAGGTTATCATGGTCTGCTCTAAGAATCTGATAATACTGTACCAACTGAACATGAGCTTGCCAAAGCAGGGAGACTTCGTTCCCTGTCCATTCAAGCTCGTCAAGGATTTCTTCACAGATGTATAGGTTCTGTAAAACAGCAAGGTCTAAATCCTCTGCTACAAGGATTTGACTGTTTGTAAAGTCCACAAGAGGGGTATTCCGAGGCGTCTCACGATAAATCATGAGCGTTTTCCCTCTAGTTGGGACATTTATAGGTTTAATCTTAGGCGTTGACGTATCAATCCACTCATAAATCGGATATTCAGTACCCTTTTTACGAGTTTCAGGGTCAATCGCACAAACATGTACATGAGATTTGTCAATAAACGGGAACGGTACAGAGAAATTCTGTGTAACTCCCGTACTCACGTAGGTTACACGACTATAAGGCGATTGTATCTCCCCCTTTTAAATAGTTCTGGTATGTCTTGTGTAATTCATGTATACACACGCAGACAAAAACGTCTGCGGAAGCCAGTTATCAGCCTTAATTGCTACTGCTATTTCATCATTTCTGCCCCTGCATGGAACTCCGAAGCTCCCAGAGTCAATCAGAGGTGAACCAAGGATAGAACTGAGCTGTAGAGAAGCATCAAACGGATAGACGGTCTCTAAACCTCTAATTTTATCCTTCACAATAACATCAAACGAACCTGATTGCGTATAATTCAGCGTCCATCGTCTGAGTTGCATACGTCCAGAGGCCAGAGACACATCCGTTGCTTTATTACCTGTATTGTGCCAGCACTCCGAAAACTCGTAATACCGCTCAAATCTCTCTCCAACATACACTTTGTCGTATTTTCTGACCGTCAAATTCGCGTTATTTAGGGCATAACTTTTTGTCGGGGTATATTCCCCCTTACCGTTTGGAACCAAAACAACGAACTTTGACGTGACAGGATTGAACGGCAGTTTGATGGTCGTTCCGGGATTCTCGTACTCAATGAAGTAATCCAAAGACGGAGTATAGTTTGTACGGCTTCGACTACGTTTCGTCATGAAATCCATAGTTGCCATAATTCTCTGTCCGTTATGAACGACTTCAAGCCAGAGTTCTGAACCTCTAAATGCAATATTCTTAATCGTTCCATCGATAACTTGTCTGCTCCATGCTGACTGTAACTTCTGGTCTCCATTGACGTAGAATTGATAAAGCCAGACGGTATCAGGTGTAGCATTATTGAACAGAGCAATAACAGAGCTTGTCTGTGAACCTGTAAGCATCACAGGTGATTTGTGCTTAATCAGGTCAGGAACATGAGCTGTAACACTCATACCCTCTTTTGTTGCAGATACAGTATCAACAGCGTACTCATACACTTGGTCATTCTGATTATCAGCGTCAACGAAATAAATCTTTGAGCCGATAACAGGCAGACCAGCATCGGGCAGACAGGTATATGCTGTAGATGGCAGAATAGCCGCTGTTTTAGGACTGAGAGTATCAGGTGTAGACAATGTATACTGACGCTTCTTTGACCAGAACATAAGGTTTTCCTGAACGGCTACCGTTGCCAAAATGTCTGAATAATCATCGACCGAAACCGAAATATCGATAGGGGCGGCATCAGTTAGGGTCTGAACAGTTTCTGGAAAGAAGCACTCCAAATCACCAGCCGCGCTCATTGAGACTGAATCACCAGCCACAATGCCAAGACGGTTTCTGAACATGAATAACGCAGTAATAGGTTTATTGATGAATGACGGGAACGGCGCTGATTCATCATCGCCAGCTAGTCTCCCATCCCATTCGACAGGTCTGAATACCCATGTATTATTGATGATGTCGTGAACTAACACATGCGGCATAGTAGAAGCGTCAAATTCTGTCTGCAAGTCGGGCGCTTCACACTCTTCCCAAACACCGTGTGCAAGATTTACACCTGTATTCGACCGCTCAACTGCATAGGTCAAATTTCCCGGATTAGACGGGAAACGGTCAGCAAAGGTAATAATTGTCCATCTTCCATAGCTGATATTTTTTACCGTTGTAGTAAAGCTAGGAACAAACGTACACGAAACCTTTGTACCAACTTTAATCGGCGTATAAGAATTGATTTTAGACGGGTCAAAATAACCTGTAATCTCATGAGATTCAACTTCATCGCCTGTATCAATCCATGTATACGGTGCAAGTTCGCTCGTAGCTCTAAAACGAACATAGTAATCATCAGCAGTCGAGCCATTATTACCTGAGATACAGCATGTAAAGCCATCAGGAGCAATCGTAGGTAGGTCGGTAAAATCTTTGATTTTATATGTAGTCAAAGATGAGTAGGTATTACTGCGAGTATCAGCAATACCAACTGAAAACGCTTTACCATCTTTACGCCTGATATAGATTACACTTGACGCAGTATCAATATCAAAGTCTTGACTGATTTCAGGAATAGCAAGAAGACTGTTCACAAGGCTTGTTGCTACTTCCTGAGTTGATACAGACTGATTTGCGTCTGAGTCATATCCAAAGTTTACCTGATGTCCGTTAAGGCTCACACTCCACGTTGTTCCGTAATTCACCTGTTTGATGTGGATGAGAGCTTGATTCTTACGAATTGTAAGACTGTTCGGGTCTACTTTAGTTACAACTGTACGATTAACAATAAAACAAGAATCAGCAACAGGGAGTATCTTATAGCTCTCTCTGGGGTCTGCTCCTTCTGGAAGATCAGCAAGGTAAGCCCGAGCAGAGCCTTGATACTCTATGTTCTGTACATTTCCATTTAAATCTTCAACTCTCAGACCATTGGGACTAATCCAAAGGTTATGCTGTGTATCAGCATCACGGTCAAGAGTGAAAAAAGCGCCCCCATCGTTATAGACAGAGGCGCTTCTGAATTTAAGGCTAGGACGTACTGTAAGCCCCAATGCAGGGCTACAAATGAAATTCTTCTGGTCTTCACACTGATTAGCCAACCGAGTCGGGGCAGGCTGTAAGCTGATGCCACCGATAAGGTTGGGAAGCTGTTTCATTACATTCATCTGAAATCATTCTCCGAAACAGGGTCAAGTTTAAATTTCCATCCGAGTGAGAGATTTGCCTGACGATTGTCAGCCGCGACAAATGCCGCTCTAGCTCGTGCTTCGTCTTGGGCTGTCCACGTCTCAAGCTGACTATCTCCGACTGAGTTATTGGACAGTTTACGTGCGGCCCGAATAGTCACGTAAGTACGAGCTTCGAGAGGCAGTTCATCAAACGGTAGACACAAGGCAATCTCAGCGTTAAAACCTTGGTCAAAGTGATACGTATGATTTTGACGGTCATACAATTTCTGGCCGCGAATAACCACATCAGACGGAAGGAAGAATCCCTGTTTAGGCTGGACTCTGATGATATTAGCCGGAAGGTTAATGAAACCATCCTCATCAGGTTCAAACGGGAAATTGCTTTCTGTGTTGAAATGCCATTCTTCCATCTGTAGCTCACGTACCACCATGTTAAGGGTATGGCGAGCTACAATTACGTCCTGATTCTGAACACCATCCAGCCGAGCCACGGGACTCGCGCCGATGGTCTCTAACATGACGTTAATAGCGTCAAGTTCCGTAGTCGGGTTGTTGTTCATTTAAGCTCCTTTAACTTCCTGAATCGTAGCGTGTACCACGACGCTTACGTTCTTTTTCAGCTTTAAGTTTAGCGTAATACGCTTGAAGGTCTCTTTTGTTTTTCTCCAGAGCCATTTCCTGTTCAGCCGTAAGTTTAACTTTACCCTGACGTGCGCTTTCTGACAGGTCTTGTGTTTTACTGATGGGGTCAGCATTGAGTAGTTCAAGAGCTACACCTGTACCAACTCCAGCCAACTTACTCCCCAAGGATGAAGTATGTCTAAGGAAAGCTCTTCCGCCATGATTGATAGCACGGCGCTGAGCTGTTTGTGTAACACCTTCATTAAATGCCTGAAGTTTAGGCACGAGTGCATTTCTAGCTCCAGTATTTAGCTTTCCCCAAACATCACCAACAGGTTTACCAGCACTAGTAGTAACTTCACGCCACATACGCTGTAATCCTCTACGTTTAGTGTCGTTAAAAGCCTGACGACCAGCGCTTACTGCCGAAGGAACAGCAGAAGCGGTTTGTGCTCCAACAACAGCGGCAGTACCAGCAAGGCCGCGAGAAGTATCATGAGACACACCATCAGTAGTGCCTGAATCAAAGCGTGTTCCACGCCATCTAGATTCACGGCTCTGCGATTTTGATTTATTCTCAGGTTCGTAATCCGTCCACGCATAGTTCGGCGCATTATTCTGAGTAAATTTCGGCTGTTGAGACTGTGAATTAGGGGGTTCCTTCTTAACCTCAGTTACAGTCTGTCCGTTCCCCTTACCTCTCGTTGGCTTTTCTTCTGCTTTAGCACCTGAACGACCAAAGACCTTCACACGCTGTCTGAGCCGAGCCTGATGCTCACGCCACTCAGCGCGGGCCTTTTCAGACCTAGCCTTATCTCGTTCAAGGAAAGCGCGGTCAGCGGCACGACGTTCGTCATACTCTTTACCCCAAGCGTCAACCTTTTCACGCAGACGCTTAAAGCGCGGGCCGAATCTTTCTGCCATTACC